TCAAACCTCGGCCACGCGTTTCTGCCAATCTGGGTGATGATGCCCATACACGTCTTCCAGTGTTTTTACGGACATACCGAGCGACCCGGCCGCTTCCCAAATATCGATGCCAGCCTGCATTACCCACGTGGCGCGGGTGTGCCTGAGTGTATGCGGTGTGACATCTTCGCCCAGCCACGCGAGTTCGCGGGCAGCGTCCCACGCGGTCCGGACTGACGCTACCTGGCTGCCACGCCAAGATATAATGTTGAGACAACGATGTGATTCGCGGTTCAACTCGTCAATCTCCCTGTCTCGTTCCCGAGCATCCTTACGGCGCCAGATTTTTAGATGGGAAAGGATGCGCCGGCCGAGTCGCGTGGGTGGTTTTCGCTTCTTTGTGATCTGCTCCGCTGAAGACCGGCGGTGCATCACACCACGTTCGATATCGACCCAGCCGCCTGTGAGATTGGCCATCCACTGCATCTCTAGGAGAGCGCCGCGCCGGGACCCGGTGTAAAGGCCGAGCAGGATGAATCGGGCCAAGTGCGGGTTGTTTCCCAGGGCATATCTTTTCCACCGATGGTGGATGCGCCGGGTACGCGCATCTGACCACGAGACTCGATACCATCCCAACGAGCCCGCAAGGAAAAATGCGGCCTCAGTCCGTGTCAGCCAACGCTCACGGGCCTGCCCCTTTTCAGGCAGCGTGACGACCGGCACCGCCGTCAACGGTCCGTGTGTCTGATGCCAATAATTGATCGCCGCCGCAAGAATCGCCAACTCGCGCCGGGCGGTACCGGATTTCACTGTCTGTAAGCGCGACGCCGTGTAAGCCTTACATTCGTCTTTGCGAACATCGGTCAGCATTTTGGTTGCCCACCATCCTGCAAGGGCCCCGATTGCATAGCCTGTCGACTCCGGCGCCTTGAGACTTTGAGCGTGTTCCCGGCCATAAGCAGTCAAGACTTCCGCGATGGAGAGTCGAGCAGGATCACTTTCCCTGGCGACAGGTTTGAACTTTTCTCCAAGGTAGACCGCGAGGGCTTTTTCAGCTCCTTCGCGATCGAGTGCGCCGCAGCGAGTGCGTCTTGTGACCGGCCCGTCGCGGATGAGCCAGACCTGCTCTGATTTGTTGAGGTAGAGCCTTGGTGGTTTGGTAGGTTGTGGCATGTTTTCATCATCTCCCTCATTGCGGCCGGCGTAACAAAGTCGGCGCGCCCTATACGCATCAAGTTCAAGCGACCGCGACGATGCTCCGACCGAAGTGTCGAAACACTGATACGGCCGCGAAAGAACACCTCGCACGCCTCCTTCAGTGTCATCGGCACGTCGTCGGCAAAGTCCTCAATTCGCATTGTCATCATCACGATCTCACCATGAGTTCCATAATCTGGTCAGGGTGCGCAAGCACTTGCGCAGCCCGGTTAGCTTGCGAGCATGAGGCCGACCAAAAGCCCGATGACGCCCCAAAAAATGGCCCCGTCTGCATTCGCGACCATTTTTGACCACAAGCGCTGGTGCGCTGGTTTGGGTTTTGTCGCTTCCGCGCGCGCTGGTTGCTCTTGTTCTGGAAGTGGCAGGTTTGACGCTTTCCAGTGATCAATAGGCAAGACGTGAGCAACGGCGCAAATATCTGCAACGCGCTGAGTGCGGATTGCCGCGCCCATTGGACCATGGAGGGTCGATATCCGCCGTGCGACGGCATCGAGCAGCATTTCGGCATGCACGTGATCTAAGTGATGCACTTGCAGGTCGTACACATTGCGTGTGGTGAAGAAGCTGTCCGCCATCACTGAGCCCCTGGGCCGGGATAGTGAGAAGTGCGGAGTTCGATTGGAAGCCAGCCTGTGTCGGGCACATTGGCCAGGGCAAAGGCCACCAGCTCGGGTTTCTTCAGTGATGCTGCCTTGCGGGCCTCATCATCGTTGATCGCCTCTGCAATGGCCTTCAGCAGGAATTCTTTGGAAACGGATTTGAAGTAGTCCTCAGCATCGAAGCGCTGGCGCAGAGCAACATAGGTGTTCCCAGCATCCAACTCCGCTGCCAGAGTGCCGTTGTGCTCCTTGAAAGGCATGCTGTTGCTGCTTTGGCTTCTGATATCCAGAGCAGACGCGGCAACAGCCGCAGCGCATTCAAATAGATCTGAATCAGACATCCCCGAAAGCCTTTCGAACGCGGCACTGAAGCTTGTCTCGCCCCTTTCGCCACCGTTCTTTTGCATTCCTTGGTGGCTAACTTTCACAGGCTTTATCCCGTAGTCGTCGGCCATGAAACCCGCAAGGAGAGCGATGAATCCGATCCGTGGTTCCAGCACGATTGCATCACGTATCGCTTCCGTTGCGCTGGCTGACAGGCGGTACATGAGCGAGTCGGATATTGCGGCGGGCTTCTTCTCGGCCGGTTCGCCGCTGGTCCCTGCCGCCCCTTTAGACGGCTTCACTACTCCATGGGAGACTGACACGTCGCCGTTGTGCGAAATGGTAATGACACAGCCCGATTGAGTTTTCTGCTCTGAGGTGAACGTGTTCTTCTTACCGGCTTTCAACCTCTCCCATGCATAGTTCCAGCTGTAGGGCATGTTGTCCGCAAAATTGACCCAAGCCCAACCGTCGTCGAGCAGGGCCTCTTGCTTGGCAACCAGAGCCTCCTGGGCGAGCCGCTGCACCAGCTGTGGATCGCTGATTGCATGGTTGTCGCCGAATAGATCTACGACGATGCCACCGCCCGCAGCTTGGTACGCCTCAACCCCACATATCCTCATCGCTTTTTGGGTGGCATGGTCACCGGCCCCGAATGCTTTGCCCACAGCCCAAGGGTTCAGATCATCGGACTTTTTCAACTGTTCAAACACACGGATCTGATCCTCTTGCGTTTGCCCCATGGTAAAAGCGCGGATAGTCTCAACAGGCCGGGTGCCAAGTTCATCTTTGCGCCATGCGTCAAGGACCACGGGGGCAATATTTCCAAGGGCGAGAAATTTCGTTACGCGCGCCGGCTCCACGCCAAAGCGATTGGCGATTTGTACTTCGTTGAGATTGCGCTGGGCGAGATCCTTGAACGCGACGTACATGTCTGCCGGATGTAGATCCTTGCGCATAACATTTGCGGCGAGTGACAACTCCGCGGCGTCACTGTCGCTTTCATCAACTTCACACTTGATCGGCTCTTCCTTCGAAATGGATTTTTGACCGGCAAGATGCTGAAGCGCAGCCAGGCGGCGATTGCCGTCTGCAACGAAGTAAACACCGCCGATCTTCTTCACCAGAAGCGGATGGATAAGGCCGTGGGACTCGATTGACTTCGCGAACTCCGCGATCTCGCTGTCCCGATCGGAAAGCCGCGCGTTGATGGGTGGTACCGCTTCATGCCCGAAATGCAGGTAGTCAAGCGCGATAGTTGTGGATTCGGTTTGCAACGTCATGTCGCTGTCCTTTCTTGTGGTCAAGCCGCTAGGTTGAATTTGTCGATTTGATCGCCCCACGGAACAATTCCGGGGCGCTGGGTACGAGTGAACATTTCAAGCACTGCCTTGCCCCGCCCGGCATACTCTCGCGCGGCCGTGTAGAAACCTTCCGGCTTGCGGCTGTGTTCGCGACGCGGTTCGACAATGAGCTGGTGAATTGATTTGCTGAAACGGCGGGGCCTACCGCGACGACCAAGGATTACGTACTCGGCATTCTGCCGGGTTGTGTGCCCCATACCCATTACGAAGTCTTTGACACTCACAGATCCGAGTGGGCGCATTTCGCTGGCGGAACTCTTCTTCAGCTTAATCCAGACGAACGCCATAGACGAAGGTTCAAAGCCCCACGACTGCATGATGTGGATGTGGTCGCCCCGTACAAGGTGCGGACCGGTCATCCAAAGCATCAAGTGACAGTTTTTCGCGGCCACTTCTCGCACAGGTATGCTGCAAATCGCTGCAAGTTTTGACGTCGCATAGTGACGCTCCGGCGCCCGGCCCAGACCCTTGTCGGAATAGGCGTCGAACTTGTGATTTGGATCAGCGATGATCAAATCAAATGGACCTGGGGGAAGCGGTAAGAACATGCGCTAGAGGCCGCCATCCTGTTCGAGTTCGAACAACAAGCGCTCCTTGGCCCGACGCAAGCGGGACACCATGTCAAGCTTGGCCTCGGCTGCACTCTGCTGGCTCAAAAGATCGGTTTCGATTGCGCGTAGCCGGGCCAACTTGTGTGTTGCGGTGGTCAACTCGCCCTGCGCTGCGTCCTCGTGACTTTTCAATCGCGTGACGTCCTCGCGTGCGAGCGAAATCTCGCCGTTTTTGATATAGTCGACGCCGAGCGCAGCTGGTTGCGGCGCTTCGTGCGGAGTGTTTCGATTTATTGCGAAGAGTTTCATTCTGCTTGATCTCCATATTGTTCGGCCACGAGGACTCCGATCACTTCGTCGGTGATTTCGTCGCGCCACCACGGTGTTTTCTTCGAGAGGATTACGTGTGCTGATCCGGCCTTCGGCTTCGGGTATCCCAGGCACATCGACAGACCGATCTTGCGGGCGCTGGGAAACACGATTGTCAACGCTTCGAGTGCGAAGTGCCGCGCTCGCAGCGTGTTGGGGGCAGTGATCATCAATGGGTTCTCACCGGTGCACCGGCATGCGGTCACAATCGCCAACGCGATCTGGTCTGGTGTTGGGAAGGTCTGATCGTCCATGATTGCACATTCGAGATAATTGAGGGGGTGGCTCGACGGGTACGCGGGAGAGGGACTTTCCCATCCCGCCGAGCCCAAGTCCGGCGGGGGAACCGGACTATTCGCGTTTGACCTGATAGCTCGGGCCGTACTCTTCGTTGAAGATTTCTAACCAGATGCGACGCAGAAACGTCGGGAACGGATCGTTGATCTCTGCTGCGTTCGGAAAGTGGTTTGTAGTGAAAAGCAGGTTTTCGACGTGATTTAAGCGCTCTTGGACGGTATCAAGGGACAATAACACTTGAAATAGTTCGTCAAATCGCTTGTCAGCCGTGTATTCGCCGGTAGAATCGACAATTGGCAACTCTGTGTGCCTGTTCGACCGGAGCGCAAGCGCATCGTTGATGTTCACCGTGACTACCGGTTCGACGAAAGCCAGCTGCGGAGCAAAGATCGATTGATCCATCTTTCCCTCCATCAGCGGTAAAGCGTGGTGTGGCACGCATCGAAACCGTGCTTTTCCAGGCACTGAGACATCCCGTCGGGAAGGGCCGCCAATATGAATAGCGAAAAGACAACGAGCAGACCCAAGCTCAACAGTCTTGCGGGCACTTCGGGCAGTGCCGCAATGGATCGATTATAGACAGCACCGAATGTTTCGTTGATGCGCCCCTTCTTGCGTCTGTCGTCACCGGCAAGCCGCTCGTGCCAAATTGCCGAGTCATATTCGTCATGAGACTGAACAATCTCGCCACAGATCAGCGTGGGATAGGACACCGAGCACAGACTGCAGCTTTCAGGCTGCAACAGCAGGTGCTCAACACTACCACGCGCCTCACATTGAAATATCGCCATTGCAGTTACCCCCGTTCCTTGCGCGGTCGACGCAGGGCCGAACCATTCACTGTCAGGGATCGTATATACAAATTGTTTAAATCGCAATCTATCTTTAAACAAAAAGTTTAATTATAATTTGAACGATCAATACGCATTTGTTGAAAGCAGTTGATTCGGTGAAGGGTGGTAGCGTGGGAAATTCGGAGGCAGAAAGGCGAGCAAGGGAGTTCGAGCTGTGGCAACATGCCATGCAGCTTGTCGGCCAACTCCCTGACAATGCCCAGGACGCTTTGATGGTTCTGAACCTGATGCGCGACGCCTATCAAGACTTCATCGAGCGCTCAGATCCAAACAGCGCACGCACCGCGCAAAACGACAGTGGACAGCCCGACGCTCCGTCCATGGTAAATGGTGCACGCAGTGCAATTCGACTTCTCAAGGATGCCATTGGCGAGACAGAGGATTAAGCGCGCTTGACGCCAACTTCTGCTACAGACACCTGATTTCCTATCAAGTTCATTAGCTCGAACGGCATGCCGGACGTATCACCAAAGAGAATGAAGTCGGCCGTCGCGCCCGTGAGTTGCTTGATTTTGGCCAGAACTTCCGTAGGAGGCGTGCTGCGCCCCTTTTCATACATATACCAGCGCTGCGGGGTTGCCCCCACCGCCTGAGCCATAAATGTGGCCGACCATTTCTTGGCCTTCCGGATCGCAATGATCCGCTGCGCCATGGCCTCTTTTGCAGTACCGGTTTCGTAATCGAACATTTAAACAATATGTTACATTTTCGCTCGCTTTGCTATAAACAATTTTTTCAATCTTGTTTTTAAACTATTTGTTTAATAACGTCCGCAGGGAATCTAATCCTTTCAAGCGGGGCAGCGTGTCCACCATTCAAGTTCTCGAATCCGTCGACGCTGTGATCAACGAGCTCGGCGGCAATACCGCCGTGTCGCGGATCACAGGCGTCCCCACGTCACAAGCTGTCTGGCAGTGGCGTAATCGTGGGCTTATGCCTCCCCGCTTCTATTTGCTGATGAAGACTGCACTTGAAGCACGCAACTGCAGCGCATCGCCGTCGCTTTGGGGAATGGTCGAGGGTGTCGATGGCCAAGCACACTGACCAAGCATCAACAGCCGGATCACCGCCGTCCCCCAGGGTGCGAGCAAGTTCGGGAAAATTTCCCACCGAGTATACGACAACAAGCGTTGCCAGCGACTGGATCGCCCAGGTTGCTGTCGAAGGATACATTTCATATGACCGCAAAGGGGGGCCGCGATGCAACCGGCCCCGATAGCAATCGAGAAGCACAAGTTTCGCGTCACCTATCACGCGGTAACACGATACATTCAACGCATCCTCGGAGTGGTAGTCAGCACCCCAGCAGGGGCTTCTCATAAAGCTATTGCACTCGCTCATTGCGACGCTGTCTCCAAAACGATGGATGACATCAAAACGATTATACTTTGCCCGGCGGTGATCACCGCTTGCCTGGCGGGAATGACGACAGTTTCAACGCGTTCATTCCGCGTGATTGTCACGCCGGCGACCGGCGTCGTGGTCACGGTGGCGGAACCCCACGGCAGACGGGTACCCAGACGCAAGCTCCAGCTTAAGTCTCGCCGAGAACATCACAAGATTACCAACGAATTGAACCGGCGTCAGAAGCGGCGGCCTTCAGCTCGACAAGCAGAGCCGGAGGGCGCGGATTGACCATTATTACTCGTCAGCGATCCGACAAGTTTGCGATCATACCAAACGCAGTTGCAGAGGATAACCGCTTATCCTTCGCTGCACGCGGCCTTCTGGTTTACCTGCTTGCCAAGCCGAACAATTGGCAGGTCAAGATCAGCGATATCCGGTCTTCTGGCGGCATTGGTCGGGACCTCGCGTATAAATTGCTCGATGAATTGAAGGTGGCCGGATACATCGAAATTGAGAAAAAGAGGACGGCGCCCGGCACATTCGCCTCCCACAATTATGTCGTTTACGACAACGCCATCCCCGGAAATCTACCACTTCCTGAAAATGCGGAAGTGGCCGCGCCACGTACTGAATATCCGGAAGTGGTCAATCCAGTTCCGTGTTTACCGGATACGGATGAGCCGTATCCGGTAAACACGGACGCTATAATAAATACTAAGAAAATAACAAATACCCATTCTTCCCCCCTACCCCCAGAGCGGCTAGCAGGGTCAAGGTTTGTCGACCTCTGGGATGCTTGGCCAGCTCGAGAACGGCCGGACAACCGACGCCTGGCTGAAACACTGTTCGGAAAGCTACGAGACCACGACCAGGTTTCGGCGATCAAACACGCTGATGCCTACCGCAACATGCACGTGCTGCGTTCCTCTCCCTACCGGATGATTCCGTACCTTAAGCAAAAGGGCTTTCGAGAGTTTGAGGGAGCGCCACCCCTTAATCGCCATGGCAATTTCGAGATCACACCAGAACGCCCGGAGTGGCGCACTTGGATAAACGATATCCGTGACCGAAACGGAGACCGCGTTGCGGAGATCGCGAGCGAAAGCAAGGTCCTGTCAGTCAAAACACGCTGGCCCGTCGGTTACACGCCCCTGCCAGAACAACTTTCCACCCACGTCTAGCTGAAGAAGGAAACTGTCATGCCAATAGAACTTCCCCGCGATCATCTCGTCAGGATTGCGGACCAGTTGTCCCGCATCGAGAAGGCCCTTGGATGACCGGCACTGTTCCGCTTAATATCCACGTCAATGTAGCTCCCGCGCGGCCGAGTGGCGGCGAGGTTCCGCTGGCGCAGCGCGGCAACGTCGAAATGTTTGATGCCGATGAAACTGGTGAAACCCGCGTTGAGGCAGTCGCCGCGGCGGAATTGCGCCAGTTCATCGAGCGCATCGAACGCCTCGAAGAAGAGAAGGTGACGCTGCAGGATGACATCAAGGAAATCATGGGGGAGGCCAAGGGACGTGGCTATGACACCAAGATCATCCGCGTAATCGTCCGCCTTCGCAAAAAAGATGCCAACGAGCGCAAGGAAGAGGAAGCCATCCTCGAACTGTACTGCAACGCATTGGGGATGGTTTGATGGGCCCCGACCGACAAGCGCTGAAGATAATCGAACGGTTCCGCGTCGATATCGTCGCCAATTTGCTGTTCACTTGGAGCAACGAGGATCTCGCGCAGCCCATCATGCACCATCTGGTGATAGCGTCTGCGCCCTCTCCCACGAAGGACGCCTTGGCGAATGGCCTGCTGGCAGGTGATTTGCGCGCTACGGGCCATTCCCTGTCAGGCGAGCTGGAACTCACCGCGCTTGGTCGATTGGCCGTACGCCGGATGCGCAAGCGCGTCGGTATGAATTGACGGTGGTGTTGGCGTGAAGACAGCGCATAAGCCTCGCAAGCAGAGCAAGGTTGCAGTCCATCCATTGACGGCGCAACAAGAGCTTTTTGTTGTTGAATACCTCGTCGACTTGAATGCGACGCAGGCGGCGATCCGCGCTGGATACAGCGCGAAGACCGCCGCGCAGCAGGGATCGCGCTTGTTAAGCAATGTTAAGGTTCAGTCCGAAATTGCCGCCGCATTCCAAGCGCGCATCCAACGCATTGAATTCGACTCTGATCGGCTGCTCAACAAACTGGTCGAAGAGGAAGAGCACGCGAACATCAAGGCCATCTACAACGAGGACGGCTCAATCAAGAACGTGCTCGAATGGCCGGACCTCTTCTGTTCGGGCATCGTCGCCCAGATCGACACCGAGCTGATCTACGAGGGTTTCGGCAAAGACCGAACGCTTATCGGCGAGGTCCAGAAGGTCAAGTTCAATTGGGACCGGATGAAGCGCCGTGAGCTGCTTGGCCGTCACACGAAGGTCCAAGCGTTCAAGGACAAGGTCGATGTAGACCTCAGTGATCCGCTCATGCAGCTGATGGAGCAGATCGCCGGCAACAGCATTAAGCCGCGAGGGTAGCGCTGGTGCTGACAACCGATCTCTCCCAAATGACGCCGAAAGAGATGATAGCAAACCTCAGTGATCCTCACTGGCGGCTGCGCAATCTCTATTGGGTGTCAGACAAGGACGGAAATCCGGTCAAGTTCGTACCGTGGCCCGAGCAAGAACGGTTCCTCAACAATATCTGGTACCGGAACGTCATTCCAAAGGCCCGACAGCGCGGCTTCAGCACCGTGGTACAGCTGATGATCCTCGACGCCTGCATATTCAATCCGAATACCGCAGCGGCCATCATCGCCCAGGACGATACAACCGCACTCCAAATCTTTGCCAAGAAGATCAAGTTCGCATGGGACCGACTGCCAGCGATCGTGCGCGCAATGTTCCCCCTGAAGTACGACAATCGCCACGAAATGGCGTGGCAGAGCGGGTCGAACATCATCGTCGCGACATCGACGCGCGGCGGCACACTGCAATATCTGCATGTGTCAGAATTCGGCAAGATTTGCGCCGAAAACCCAATACACGCTACGGAAATCCAAGAAGGCGCTTTGCCATCAGTCGGCCAGTATGGCGTTATCGTCATCGAGTCCACCGTCGAAAGCCCATTCGGAATATTCTCCGACATGGTGCGCACGGCTGAAGCGACAGAACAGCTCGGGCGCAATCTCTCGCCCATGGACTACCGCCTGCACTTTGCATCGTGGTGGGATGCTGACGAATACGAAACCGATCCAGACAACGTTATCATTTCGTCGAAAGATAACGCCTATTTCTACCGCATCGAAGGCGAGATCGGACGTGAAATCAGTCTGCGCAAGCGCGCCTGGTACGTGGCAACTCGTGACAACACCTTCGGCGGTAGCAATGAAAAGATGTGGCGGCAGTATCCGTCCACGCTGAAGGAAGCCTTCACGGTATCGAGCGAAGGTTTGTGGTTATCCGAGCAAATGGCTATGGCGCGCCGGCAAAATCGCATTTGCCGTGTGCCGGTTGCGCTTGGCATCCCCGTCAACACCTTCTGGGATCTGCGTGACAACAAGGTTGTCTGGTTTCACCAGCGCGTCGGCCCGTGGGACCATTTTGTCCGGTACGTCGAGGCCACAGGAGAGCCGTACAACACCGTCGTCAAGCAGATGAACGAAATCCAGAGCGAAGAAGGGTTTGTCTGGGGTAGGCATTTCCTCCCACACGACGGAAACACAAAGATCGACGGTGCGGAGACGATCAAGACCCCGCATGACATCCTCTACGAACTTGGACTTCGCAACATCGAGATCGTGCCACGCGTCGCTCACTTGACCACAGGTATCGATTTGTTGCGGGCCGACATGGCGAACTATCGCATCGACGAAGTGCACTGCGCGCCAGGCATCCGCCACATGGACGGATACTCGAAGGTCTGGAACAACCGCATGTCGATCTGGAGCGAGGACGTGGCCTCGAACGGCCACGATCACGCTACCGACGCGATCCGCCAGAAGGCCCAGATCGCACATGAATTCGCGGCGATCATGGCCGGAACATCAACACCAAAACGCAGAAACAGAAGTGGAATGGCAGCGTGACAACCATCGCGTATCGAGAAGGCGTGCTCGCAGCTGACAGCATGCTCAGCGGAAATGACACCAATTGGGGATCAGTCTCGAAGCTGATCAAATCAAAACATGGTGCAATCGGCGGTGCCGTGGGGAGACTGGAAAGCACACTTGAATTTCTGGCGTGGCTGGAATTGTTCGACCCGGCGCCGGCAACAGACAGGCTCGACTTCGCGCCAGTGTGTGACGGCGCAGATGGATTGATCATTACCAGGCTCGGGCGATTGCTACTTTGGACCGGCGGCCGCCAGCTCGTCCTACTTGAAGCACCATTCACCGCCATCGGAACGGGTGCAAAGATCGCAATGGGAGCCATGGCCGCCGGTGCCGGCGCCGAGCAGGCCGTTCGCATTGCCAGAGAATACGATGTTTACACAGGCGGTAGAATCGTCACACTGCGCAACGATGCACATTCCTCGCCCCAATCGAGGAGTATAGCGCAATGACCAGCGTGATCGATCTATCGTTGCGCCATTTCACCCAGACCCACGGTGACATCTTCGTCATCGGGTCATGGGTTGAATTAGAAGGTCGACATCGGCCCTGCCTCATCCTTATCCGTACCGGCGACGAAGGCGGCGAGCACTGCATACCGTGCGTACTTTCGCTCGATAAGGCATGGATATGGTCTGAAGACGTTGGAGATCCGCAGGCTGCAGCGCGCATGGCTTGGCGGTTCATGCAGGCTCTCCGGATGAATGAGCACGACCAGCGCAACTTCTTCCGCATCCACACCATCATCAACGATCACCTGGGCGATTTGCTCACCATACCTCCATACGCCGCGCTGCGCGGTTCGGAGGTCGTTGCGGAGCTGACCGTCACTGACAATCGCACAGGCAAAACCAAAGAAGTCGAGATTCGCGAAGATGTTTGATCTTTCGGCCACGGATGGTTCAGTCCGCAAAAAAGCATATGACAGCCCCATCCCGGCCGACAAGGCCAGCGAGCGCGCAATCACGGGCAACGCGCTTGATAGCGGCAAGATGGCCGAGCTGCATAAGCTGCTGCTCGACATGTACGTCCGTGAGATCGATCGACAGCATGACAACCGCATCGCGCAGGCTGTCGAAGAAGACTTCTACGACAACATTCAGTGGCGCGAAGAGGACGCCCAGACGTTGAAGGATCGCGGCCAGGTGCCGCTGGTCTACAACGTCATTTCCGCATCGGTCGATTGGGTTACAGGCACGGAAAAGAAGACGCGCACCGATTACAAGATCCTGCCTCGCCGCAAGGAAGACAGCAAGCCCGCAGAGCGCAAGACCTCGCTCATGAAGTATCTGTCGGACGTGAACCGGACACCATTCCATACATCTCGCGCGTTCGAGGACGCAGTGAAGGTCGGGATTGGCTGGCTTGAGGACGGCGCGAACCATGATAGCGAACTTGAGATCATTTACTCGAGATATGAGAGCTGGCGGAACATCCTTTGGGACAGCGCAGCAACCGAACTCGATTTGAGCGATGGACGCTTCATCTTCCGCTCCAAATGGGTTGACCTCGACATTGGACAGGCGATGTTCCCAAAACGCAAGAACCTGCTCGCCCGTTCAGCAGCATACGACAACGAATTTATCGGCCTTGATCAATATGGCGACGAGGCCATGGATCAGCAGGAATTCGAGCTCGAACGCAACGGCCAGTCCACCCGAAGCGACAACGTCACCGGCGGCTACCAGCGCAAGCGCGTCCGGATCATTGAAGGATGGATCAGGCGTCCCGTGCCGACGGACAGACTGCAGGGCGGCATGTTTACTGGCGAAGTTTACGATGCACGTTCAGCTGGTCATCGCGAGTCAGTTGAAAGCGGCGATGCGGAGATCATCACCAAGCCAACAATGCGCATGCACGTGGTACTTTTCACGGAAATGGGCTTGCTATGGCACAGCCCGTCACCTTACCGGCACAACAAGTTCCCGTTCACACCGATCTGGGCATACAAGCGCGGCCGGGATGGCCTGCCCTACGGCATGATTCGGCGTATCAAGGACATGCAGGAGGACGTCAACAAGCGTGCTTCCAAGGCCCTCCATATCCTGTCGACCAATAAGACCATCATGGATGAGGGTGCTGTCGACGACATCAACGAGTACATCGAAGAAATTGCCCGTCCTGACGCGGTCATCGTCAAGAAGGCCGGAAAGAACATCGAGGTCAATGTCGATCGAGATCTATCGCAGTACCAGCTCGACCTCATGTCGCGCTCGATCAGCATGATCCAGCAGGCCTCCGGCGTAACTGACGAGTCGATGGGGCGAACCACAAATGCGAGTTCCGGCATCGCGATCAAGCGGCGCCAGGACCAAGGTTCTATGGCGTCCGCAAAATACTTCGACAATCTGTTCTTTGCGTCACAGGTGCGCGGCGAGAAACAGTTGTCGCTCATTGAGCAGTTCATTGAGGAAAAGAAGGCTTTTCGCATCACCAACAAACGCGGCACGCCCGAGTACATCGAAGTCAACAACGGCGATCCGCAGAACGATATTGTTCGGTCGAAGGCGGATTTCATCATATCCGAAGAGGACTGGCACGCGTCGCAGCGTCAGGCCGCCGTAGACCAGTTGATGGAAACCATGACCCGATTCCCTCCGGAGGTAATCATGGTCATTCTCGATCTCGTTGTTGAAAACATGGATCTACCGAACCGCGAAGAGATCGTGAAGCGTATCCGTGCCATGACGCATCAGCGCGACCCCGACGCGGAAGAGCCGACACCTGAAGAAATTCAGCAGCAGCAGGCCGCCGAAGAGCAGGCAAAGGCGGCGCAGGTTGCGCAGATGGCCCAGCTTAAACTCCTGTTGGCGCAGGCCGAAAAACTGTCCGCCGACGCTGCCAAGTCCAATGCCCAGGTCGATCAGATCAAAGCGGGGAGTGTGAACCTTCAGATCGATGCGCTTATCAAGGCGTTGTCGGCCGGAATGACAACGGCTCAGACGCCACAGATTGCGCCCATCGCCGATCACATCCTCAGTGAAGCGGGATATGTCGGCAAGACCGGCCAGGCCGAACAGGCAGCGGCGGAGCAACAGCAGGCACAACCACCGTCGCCGGCAGCTTTGCAATCGCAACCCGGCCTAACTCCAGAAGCACCTCAACAGGCCTCCTCGCAAGACGGCCAACCACCGCAACCCGCTCTTTCTCAGCAGCCCGGCTTGATGCCAGCTTAACTCCCCCAGCCCGAAAGGAACTATGCATATGCCTCCCTTGAAGTATTCACCAGAAGAGATGGAACTGTTGTCCGACGAGGAACGCGAGGGCCTGCTCGAAGACGTCGACAACGAGGACACGGACCTTGAAGACGACGATACCACCGGCGGCACCGAAACCGCACCGATCGTCGAGGATGACACCAGCGGGCTCGGCGCCGATCCGCTGAAACCAGCGCCCACTGTTGAAGACGTTGTTGACCCTGCGAAGAAGGAAGTGATTTCGGCGGCCTTGGATCATACCGGCGATGCCTCGGATGTTCCTACCACGCCGGCGTTTCCAAAATTCGAAGCGCCAGCCGACAGCACGGAAAAGCTCAAAACCATTGAAGAGCAGATTGACGCTCTCGCAGTTAAATTCGATGACGGCGAGTTGTCGGCCGCCGAATATCGGGCCCAGACCAAACCGCTTGAGGCTGAACAGCGCAAGATTGAGCGGGTGCTGGAGCGCGCCGAGCTATCTCGCGACGTATCGGTCGAGACGTGGACAGGTTCAACCGTTCCGCAGTTCTTTGAAGCACATCCGCAATACAAGGAAGGCGGTGCGATGTACGCAGCGCTCGACAATCAGGTGCGCATCATCCAGGCCGAGTCCGCCAACCCGTTTGATCCGTCGATCCTGGCTCGCGCGCACAAAGCGGTGCAGACGGAAATGCGCAAGGCTCTCGGTCTGCCTGACGAAGAAAAAGACACACAGAAGCAGACGCCGAAGCCAAAGCGCGATCTTCCACCGTCACTCGTCGGCGTTCCCGCGGCGGACATCACTGACACGCAAGACAACAGTGAGTTCGCATATCTCGACAGACTGCAGGACAAGGGCGGCACGGCGTTCGAGGATGCCTTGGCGAAACTCACGGACGAGCAGCGCGACCGCTACTTGTTCGCCAATTAAACCAGACAGAAAGGCACGACTTACATGCTCTCACTCACTGTCCGCGTAGGGCAAGCCGTTCAACTTGGCGACGTCGCCGTGATCAAGGTGGAAGAGAAGTCCGGACGCAATGTCCGTCTTGTCTTTGCCACCGCGATACAGGGCATCACAGTGTTGGCCGACGGCATCATCCCGAAGCGTTTCACCTTGGGGATCTCGGGTGAGCGCAAAGTCGTCGACATGCCCATGTCCGCGCCCAATACTCGGCTCCAGGCCGCTGGTTGACAGAGCGGCCTCAAATTCGGCTTTGGTTGCTCGAGCTGTTGAGCAACCAAACACTTCAAATTTCGTTGTTCGCAACTTTAATAAAGCAACAGCTGAAGCACTGCTTCCATTACTGGCAGCACAATCATGACTTCTCGCGGGGTGGATTGTTCGCGACTATGGGTGAGTGCACTGAGTTTTTTTTGAAGCGACTCGATCAGTTTGATTGCTCGATCTACGATTTCCGAGTCATTTTTCGACGGACCGCCCTTTCGGTTATTCATTGCATACTTAATCCGCATAGCGCGTGAGATTCCACTTTGACTGCCTTGTGCGGGGACAAAATCGGGCTGTGCCTTTATTTTATCCGCAGGGGCGAGGTGATGCAGAAGTTGATCGATAAGTTCGCGTGCCGAACTGGCGGCCTGGCTTGGAGCGTCCGGCAGCGTGCTTGCGGCCGCAGCCCAAGCGCCACGCCTGCGTTCCGCTAGTTGGGGTGACAGCTCCATTAACATCAAATCTAAATCGTCAGGCGCACCACGTTTCTCTGCTGATCTTCCCGCCTCTGTTATTCGGAGCCAATTCTCAGGATCAACCATGTCATCATATGTCGGTTCTAAGAGCCCATCTTTGATAAGGTTTGGAAAAATCCGAGCTACCTGACTGCGTTCCTCTGGTGTGAACTGTCGGCCAAGTTCCGTTTCTAAAGCCCCGTCTTGATAGGTTCTGCCGAGAACGTTCATCTTGTGTGCCTTCGGCGTCTTCGCGAAATATCGCAAGACCAGCAAGTTAAGGTCTCTCTCGTTGAGTTGCATCATTCTGTTTCCCGCCGCTCCCGTTGCGCTATCTAAGTTTTCCATGTATCAGTTGATTATTGCGCATGACGTGCTCCTAACTCAATCAGGAGATACGTCATGGCCGGTCCTACGACCATCGCATTTGGTGATCCAAAAGCCCAGAAGAAGTGGTCTGGTTCACTTTTCATCGACACCACCAAGAAAAGCTACTTCGACCGCAAATTTGTTTCCACGGAAGACAACTCTGTTATTCAGCGTTTGACCGATCTGGAATCGGATGCGGGCGATACGATCGATTTCGATCTGTCCGTTCAGCTTCGCCAAAAGCCCACCACCGGTGACAACCGTCTCCAGGGCAAGGAAGAGAACCTCAAGTTCTTCTCCGATCAGGTCTACATCGACCAGCTGCGCCATGGTGTGTCGGCCGGTGGCAAGATGAGCCGTAAGCGCACCGTTCACAATATCCGCAAGATCGGCAAGGATCGCCTCTCCGACTATTGGGCGAAGTATATCGACGAGATGAACTTCATCTACCTGTCGGGCGCGCGCGGTATGAACGAAGATTTCACCGAAGAAGTGACCTACGTCGGCCACGCCGGCAATCCACTTCAGGCACCCGATACGACGCATCTGATCTATGGCGGCGTTGCCACGAGCAAGCTCACGCTCGCCGCAACCGACAAGATGTCGCGCAACGTCATCGAAAAGGCCGCCGTCGGCGCCCGCATGATGCGCTCGACCGATCCGACCACGGCGAACATGATGCCGGTCATGATCAACGGCGAAGCTCACTACGTGACGCTGATGTCTCCCTTCCAGGAGCATGATCTTCGCACCGCCGATGCCGGTGGCTGGCTGGAAATTCAGAAAGCGGCCGCCACCGCTGAAGGCCGAAACAACCCAATCTTCAAGGGCGGCCTTGGCATGATCAACAACGTCGTGCTTCACAGCCATGAAAGCGTCATTCGCTTCAGTGATTTCGGCGCAGGCGGCAACGTCGCGGCTGGCCGCGCCCTGTTCCTTGGGCGTCAGGCTGGTGTCGTTGCCTATGGCTCTTCCAGCGGCCTACGCTTCTCCTGGACGGAAGAAATGCAGGATCACGGCAATGAACCTGTCATCTCGGCCGGTTTGATCCTCGGTGTGAAGAAGACGCGCTTCAACGACAAGGACTTCGGCGTAGTCGCCATCGACACAGCCGCGAAGAACCCGAACGCTGCCGCCTGATTGATGGATGCCGCAGCCACGCGCTGCGGCTCCTCCCCCTTGTGAATTTCACCATTCGTTGGAGAACGATATGACCATTTTCCAGAGCGATGCCATCAAGGGCATTGTACCAACGCCCTACCCGGCCTTTGCCGGTGTGGCAGTTACAACCCGTTTCACAATCACCGTGCCCGCCACGGCCGCTGCGAACGACATCCTTGAAGCCGTAATCATCCCAGCTGGCACCCGCCCCGCAGACATCTTCATCGATGCTGACGACGTTGACGGCGGTGCCGGCATTACGTTCGATCTCGGTGTCATGAGCGGAGCGGTGGGGTCAAAGGACCCAGCGCGCACGTGTGGCGCTGAATTCTTCGCCGCTTCCGCGCTGGGGCAGACCGGCGGCGTGGCGCATCCCACGCTTGTCAGCGCGTACCGCGTCGCCGCGTCCAACGTCGAACGCTCGATTGGCATCAAGATCAAAACCGCCGCCGCCACGCCGCAGGCAGGCGTGATCGGCATCACACTCACCGTCGTAGCGTAGAGCTGGGGCGAGATACGCCACGACGTGAGGACGGCAGCTGGTGTCGATATCAGCTGCCGTCAACCTTAACCGCAACAGGAGAGCCCCATGCCTCTAATCGAATGCACAGTCGGTCCAGCTGAAGCCACCGTAGGCGGCCGGAATTACGCTTTTGAGCGTGACAGTTTCATGCGCTACGTCGCTCGTGTGCACAATGCGCGGCATGTAGCGTGTTTTCTTGGCTCCCCTGTTTACCGCGAAGTCGACGAAATCCCGGCGGTCGAGCCCGAAGTCGACGAAGACGACACCGAAGACACCGAAGACACCGAAGACACCGAAGACAATAATCCTCCTGCACCTCCTATTGCGCAAGCGCCAGGCATTCAGGTCATTGTGCCGAGTGAGCTTTTCCCGCCGGTTCCGGTTGCGCCTTCTACTCTTCCGCCGGTTCCGTCTTCGGATAGCCAGACCGAAGAGAGCGAAGAAGCAAAAGCACTCGCGGCCGCAATTCAGGCGTCGGCCGACAAGGCCTTGGCCGAACACAAGGCCAAGCTTGTACCGCCGGCTGAACTGGTTGGCTCGGTGCCAGCGGCTCCCGTTGTTCCGAAAGAGACGACTTTTCCTCCGCTCAGCGAAAAGACCGCCAAGCCTGCGGGCAATCGCGCTGCGCGCCGTCGCGGAAAGAAGTAATCGATGCCAACCGGCCGCGAGATCATGAAACAGGCCAGCGTGATACTCAATGACGATGAGTATGTGCGCTGGCCCATGTCTGAACTCAAGGACTGGATCAATGAAGGGGTTCGCGCGATTGTTCTCGCGAAGCCTTCAGCGTCATCAAAGAGCATTGCGCTGAAGCTTGCCGTCGGCACCCTACAGTACATCTCGGCCGACAGTGCACCAGCCGTTCCATTATCGCTCGTGAAGATCGTTCGGAACCTCAAATCCGATGTTCTTCCGCGCGTAGGTAGCCGCACGATCACGGCCACGCTCGGCACGCTGCTTGATGCGCAAGACCCCTTTTGGCATGATCCCTTGCGGACCCGGTACAAGAAGGAAGCGCTGCACTACGTCTATGACGAGAACAATCCGCTCGAATTCTACGTCTACCCAGGCAACGACGGCACCGGTGTACTTGAGGCGATCATATCGTTCCTGCCTGACCCGCTGAAGGCGACCGGATCGGAAAACGAGATCGCGTCTTATGCAGGTGAGGTTGGCCTGCCAGAGCCGTATTCCGTGCCCCTGCTCGACTATGTCCTCTACCGAGCCTTGAGCAAGGACGATTTGACCGGAAATCCGACGCAGGCCGGGGCTCACTACCAGCAGTTCGCAACAGCCGTTGGTTTGAAGATCCAAGTTGAGGCCGCCACGACGCCGAACGCGCGGAGATCCGCATGACGTCCATGGTCGATATCGAAGAGTTTCTGCCGGACGTCTTGGCGTATGCGCCGAGTTGCCCCGTGCCTTTGGCCTACCGTTGGATTCGAGATGCAGCCAAGCAGATCTGTGTCCGGGGCATGATGTGGCGTGAGTGGGATCAGTTTCAGGTGACGTCTCCGGAGAGCGAAGGCGTCTGCACGTATCCTGATGCCAGCATTGAGCGCATCGAGTCCGCCAAGCTCGACAACATCGAGCTGACCGCCGTCACACCTGGTTGGCTCGATAGCAACGTGCGGGACTGGGAATCGTATTCTGACAACGGTCAGGGCAAATGGGTCACCCAGATCAGCCCGAACACGGTAACCGTTGTTCCGAAAGTGACCGGGATGCTTAAGTTGCGCCTGGTGCTCGTTCCCTCGCGCACCGCCGAAATGCTTCCGGCCTTTCTGCTCGATCAGCATGCGACCGAGATCAGCAAAGGCGCGGCCGGCCGCGTCCTCACCACTCCCAACAAAGAATTCGCAAATCCCCAATTGGGCTTGGCGATGATCGGTGAATTCACCGCAGCACTCGACACCATCGCTGTGAAAGCGGCGAAGGGACAGCAAACGGCGCGCCTTCACACCAAAGGTCGATATTTTTAGGAGACTATGGCATGGCCGCTTCAACGTATGCCGCCAACAAATTGCTCGATCTGCTTCTGCGCGGTGTGGCCTTTGTGCCTCCGACACGGGTCTACGTATCCTTGCACACCGCTGACCCGGGCAACGCTGGCGGAAACGAGATCACTCTCACCGCCTGGCCCGCTTACGTTCGCAAGGACCCGGCGAACGGCGGCGCAATCGGGACGGGTTTCTCGGTTGCCGCGAATAAGGCTTCAAACAATCTTCAGGAAATGCTGTGGGGCGCGCAGGACGGCGCTGCGCCGATCACCGCGACCCATTTTGCGATTTGGGATGCACTGACAAACGGCAACCTGCTGGTTTATGGCCCATTGACCGTATCAAAAATCGTGGGCCCGACGGACGAACTTGTAATCCACTCACCCGAACTCAAAATTACGGTGCAGTGATGTTCAGTCGCGGCTCCATAAACGGCGAAGTATTGAACGCGCTTCCCCTGAACGGCGGCAGCTTTGTCGAAGAGGCATCTGGAGCCTGCGAATTCTCGGTGGTTGGATCTATTCAAGCAAATCGCCGCTTGACCGCGACTGGAGCTGCTTCGATCGCTCTTGTGGGCACTGCCGGCATCTCGCTCCGTTTGCGCGTCGGTGGTGTGTCCAGCGTTGGCATGGTTGCATCTGGGTATGCCGCACGCCGCGCGGCCGCGCGAGGGGTGTCCGAACTTGGTGTGGATTTGCTCATGACCGCTGCTCGGCGCGTCAACTTGCAGGGCACCTCGCCAATTGCAATCGACGGTATGCTCGTGCTCTCGCACACCTTCTTGCGTCGTACCGCGCCGCGGCGAATTATGGAAATGCGCCCGGAGCTCCGCAACCTCGATCATCACGGCGGCCGCAGACAAGTCACGGTTCCTAGAGAACTCACGAACCTGACGGTCGCCAAAGATCGGAGATCGGTATGAGCCTCGGCAGCTTCGAAAAATCTCCGGACGATGTTCTTGATTATGACGTCCTATTCGACCGCTGGTTGCCCGCCGGCGATCGCATCAGTGCGTTTACGGCCACGGTAGCCCAAACCACTGCGTCATTTCGGTCAAGCGAGTTTGCCGACACTTCCGTCAAGGTTTGGATCGCGGGCGGCGTGGCCGGTGAAAACGGCGTAGTGACCGTGGAAATCAAGACACTGCAGGGCAGGACAAAGGAAGCGTGCTTCCGACTTCGCATAAAGGATTGCAGCTGATGACCGTGAAATTCTCGAACAATGCGACTTCGACTCTGGCGGCAAGCATCACGGCCGCCGCTAGCACGCTAGCCGTGGTCTCCGCTGACGCCGATAAGTTCCCCACGCTTGCAGTCGACGAATGGTACCCGCTGACAATCGTTGATGGTGCCGGCAATATGGAGATCGTAAGGGCCACGGCCCGCGCCGGAGCCGTCATCACGATCACACGTGGCCAGGAAGGCACAACTGCCAAAGCCTTCACGGCAGGCGCGCGTGTCGACCTTCGACCAACAGCGCAAGCACTGGCTCGATTTGCCCAGATCGGAGATGACGGCAAACTTCAGGCGTCGCAAATTCCTGATAGCGTTCAGAAGAATCTGAACGCAGTCAACAATTTTGAGTTGAACAGTTGGCTGACCGCCGATTCCCCAGCGTATATCGATTTCCACGCCAGTTTCCCGCTCAAGGATTTTGATCTGCGCATTTTTCGCAATGCCGGTGTCAATGGGGGAGCTGAAATTTCTAATCTTGGCACCGGAGGCATAATACACCGGGTCGAGGGCGGTTCATTCAGCTTTCTCGGCGGCGACGTCTTTACGGAAAAGAGCCTTCAGATCAACAGCGGTTCGCTCAATATTCAAGCGCTGAATAGTACCGCGAACGCACATACATGGTATAGGCATTCCGACGGTGCGTGGCGGGCCATAACTTACGCCGACGCGGCTGACAATTTCTTGATTGTCACGAAACGCGGCACCAAAACCTATAGCTTTTCAGAGGGCAATTTAGTGGTTCCCGGCACTGTAGCCGCCGCAAATGGTGCCGCTTACATCAACACCGACGGTAACGTCTACGGGCCGCGTTGGAATACGTGGGGTTCGTATTATGCATTTGACGCTACGAACGCGCAAATTGAACGGCGAGCACAGGATTGGGCCAATACCCGCGTGAGCGACAGTCGCATGGCTGGCGAAATCAATCTGGACATGAACGTAAATGGCCAGCCATTCGGCGACCTCCACAATAGCGGCTACGTCCTTACAAGGGTTCAACACAGCCGTGATTTCGGCCTGCTGTTCGGCTCGCGTCAGCCCCAGCTCTACATCCAGAATCGCGGTTGGTTTGCCGCGTTCCCATACTGACGGAGACTGACTGTGAAAAATTTCGGCAAACTTGTCCAAACAACCGAGACGGTTTCAATCGTTATTTCCCCAGAAAGAACGACTGACGTTCCACCCGTCTTTGATCAGGACGGCAATCTCGTAACACCTGGCCGCACGGAAACAATACCCGAGGTTCGGGAGGTTAAGCAGATCATGGTACTGCGCAACGCCGATGGCGTAGAATGGCACGAACTTTTCAAGCAGTTTCCGCACCCCTGGTACATCGCAGTTATGGATGACGGACGGATCATTTCGATGGAAAGTGATCCGGAACAATCGCAGATTGCAGAGTGCACTCTGTGGGGAATTGATAGCAACTTTGGTTTTACCAGAGGCACGGGCGGCACGGTCTATGGCAAGATTTGGGACGGTATCAAGATCGCACCTCGCCCCGTCCTGCCGCTGACCTCGCCACTGTCGCCAGACAAATTTTACGGGTGGTTGGACAGCTTGGGAAAGCTAGATCCATTTGCTGCAGCAATCGAACAGGTGACGCCGGTAGCGAAAAAAATGACCTGCCGAAACCAGTTCAACAATTCGACATCGTTCACCTGGGACATGGTGCTCATGACCCTTGTTGCCCCATTGGTATGGGATGCCAACTGGCAGGATCAGGTTAGCGGCTCGTGGGTCGCGGCAAGTCAGGCATAGGCGAGCGCAATTGCGAAATACGCAGCCAAATACGCGGTTATAGCAAAGAGGGTTGGCAAACCCTTTGCGTGAGTTGCCACCCGGCGAGACCAGTTGTGGATGACCATATCGATCTGTCCAAGCACTGCACCGCCTGCCACAGCAGCGGCAATGCGGATTACCAAAAAGGACGGACCAAGCTCCTTGAAAGCCGGCTGATACAAGACAAACAGCACCGGGATATGTATCAGATAGAGGCCATAGCTCCAGTCGCCGAGCTTCTTAAACACCGGTCGCACTATGGTGGGCATAAAGTCCGGAATGCGAATAACTGCTGCGACGAGGAAAACTGCGCTAATTCCGGCAGCCAATTGTTCGTAGGCCAAGGTGGGCGCAAAATAGGCCAACACCAACGCCAATCCGGCAATCGCGAAGGCAGAATTGGTGCCAACACGTTTGATATGATGGATCAAAAGGCCGCCTGCAAGCCCAATGCATACAACTTGCAGAGGCAGATTGGCAATCGTGGGGAAGCCCAAGGTTTGAATGCCGAGCATCGCTGCCAGGATGATTGAGATGGCCCAGACGCCAGCAATGAGGGCAACGTGGCGCCGTAGGCCTACCACGCTGACCGCGAACAAGCCTACGTAGAAAAAGACCTCATAAACCAGTGTCCATTCGACCTTGCCAAGCGGGTACTTTGTTTCCCCGACAGGTGCGAGAGACATGCTCGCGAGGTTGTACTCACCCCATATTTTCGGATGCGCAACCATGATTGCGACGGTAGCCAGAATGAATAGAGGGTAAATTCGCAGACAGCGCCGCACAAGGAATTCCACCGGTCCTTGTGTCTGTACGAGCGTCGACATCAGATTGCCCGAGATCGCGAAGAATACCGCAACGCCGTAAATCCCGAAAAGCTCCAACGCATGCATCGGCATTATGCTGACGCCGTATTCGGAAGCATGGAAAAGAGCCGCGTGAAAGAACGCCACTGAAAGTGCCGCGAGGCCACGCAGGTAATGGATGTTTGGATTATATCCTATGGTGCCGGTTGAAGCGGTTTGCTCAACTGGTGTGATCTTAAGTGTTGCGTCTAACAGAATGCTTCCCCCGGCGAATACAATCGTAGGTAGCACCGTTTTCACGCCGTTGCCAGACGATCAGCAGCAAGTAGCTTTGCGGTTCCCCGAACTTCCGATATAAGAGTTTGACCAGCGCATGATGTGCTTTCCCTTGTTCGGAAGGTATATTCATGCCCGCAATTAAGCTGATTGGTTTCTCTGGCGAGCAGCCCCGCATTATTCCGCGTATGTTGCCAGACACAGCGTCACAGGCGGCAATCAACACGCGGCTCGACGACGGCGGGCTGACACCCATGCGCCGACCGGTGCAAGTCGACACAGTACCCAGCAAGACCGCAAAAACGATATATAGAAAGAACGGCGCTTGGCTCGCTTGGGAAAGCGTGGTGGACGCGGCGCCCGGTCCGGTCGCTGAGGATCGCCTTTACTTTACTGGCGATGGCGTTCCAAAGGTGATGATCGGAACAACGACCTACCCGCTCGCCGTGCCATTCCCAGCCAATGCGCTGGTCGCCGCAGTCTCAGGAACAAGCACCTCAGACATTGTCACGCGCACCTATGTTTATACTTATGTCACATCATTCGATGAGGAATCGGAACCAAGCCCCGCCAGCGTGCCCGTAGATTGGCGCCCCGGACAGACGATGACCCTTTCCGGCTTCGCAGCACCGCCGGCTGGCACCAGGGTCAATCGCCGTCGCATTTACCGTTCCCAATCGGGGAAGAGCGGGACGTTCTTCTATTTCATTGCCGAGCAGCCGGCCACCGCGGCGAACTTTGTCGATGCCGTCGCTGTCGACGCATTCCAAGAACCGCTGCCGTCCATCAATTACAATGCCCCACCCAACGACCTGAAGGGGCTGATCGCCCTTCCAAACGGCATCATGGCCGCCTTCGCTGGCCGAAAAGTCTATTTCTCCGTCCCGTATCGACCGCATGCTTGGCCGGAGAAGTACGTGATGACCGTTGATTATCCCGTGGTGGGCCTTGGGGCTATCGGCTCGTCCATGGTCATTATGACCACCGGCACGCCCTACTTTGTGTCCGGCTCGACGCCCGATTCTATGCAGCAGGTAAAGATCGAACAGAATCTGCCTTGCATCAACGCAAGGGGAATTGTGGATCTCGGAATGGCGATTGTCTATCCTTCCAACGAAGGACTGGTTGCCGTCCGCGCCGATGGTTCAATCTCGCTCATATCACAGCAGCTCTTCAGTCGGGATGACTGGCTCGCCCTTTCGCCAGCGACCTTCATTTCGGGTCAAATTTCAGGTCGCTACATCGCGTTCTATGAGACAACCGATACCGACGGCGCGTTACAATTCGGCTCGATCTTCATCGACATTGCCGGCACGCCTTTCCTGATACGTTCCTCGACGCGGGTTACTTCCGTGTTTTTCGAGATTGGCAGTGGCGCGCTATACTTCCTTCAGCACGGCAGCAACAACATCTACCGCTTTGACAGCCCCGATGGCATGCGGGAAACGATGTACTGGCGCTCCAAGAGGTTCGTGCTTCCATATCCGGAGAATTTCGGAGCAATCCTCATCGATGCAGACAGCGCGCTATCCGGCGAAGAACTCAAAAATCAGGAAGCGGCCCGAACTGGTATGATTGCTCGAAACAATGCGGCGATTGCGGCCGGTTCAATTGGCGGCGACGTAAACTCATTGCCGTTGAACTCCGTGGCGGTAGCCGGGGATATCCTTGAAATACTGCCAAGACAGTATGGCACGATCAACGTTGGCGTTTTCGCCGATGGCAAAAAGGTTGCCCAGGTCTCGCGAACGAACAAGGTCTGCCGCCTTCCCCCCGGGTTCAAGGCCCGCACGTGGGAGATCGACGTATCCGGCGATATCGAAATCACTCAGATCGTGATGGGTAAAACCGTAGCGGACATTCAGCAAACAGCATGACAAACTATTCGCTCGAGCAGCTGAAAGAAAAAGTCGAGATCCTCGCCGGTACAAGATCGCCGGAGAGAACCGGCGCGGCCGTCCGGATCGGCGACCTCGACGGGTTGATTTCGATGGTAACGACTATGAAATCGGCAAAGGCCAATGGAACAACGCCAACCAAGGCCGAATACGACGCGCTGGTGTCCGACCTTCAGGTCGTGTTTCAGGCGATCATAGCACTTCAATCTGCGTTGCTGGAGAGGCTACAACCTTGAAGGCCGCAACTTTGCTTCGATTGATGGCGTGGACGAAGCTGGGAAGCACGCTCAAGCTCGGGCCGGAAGACCTGATCGCAATTGAATTTGCCAATCGCTTGCGTGCCTGGACGCTGGAAGGCAAATTGACGGCCGTCTGGTCCCACGTCAGCAACGAACTTGCCGGCGGCACCAAGAATGCTCGCATTCGGTATTCGATAGCAAAGGCCCTCGGTATGATCACGGGTTTTGCGGATTATGTGATCCTATGGGACAGCGGATCGGCAGCGATAGAAGCCAAGTCCAAAACCGGAATGCAGACTGCAGGACAGTCCGACTTTGAAGAGTGGTGTCGCGCTCGAGGTGTTCCCTATTACTTGATCCGATCGGCCGACGAAGGCGAAGCCATTCTCAAACAGCTTGGAGTTCTGCGGCCTTGAACATCATCTATGGCGAGGATGAACGGTTTATCGATTGGGCCCAGACGATCATGCCAGACGTGACGTTCCGCGACGACGCCTATGCTTTGGGGTGCGAGCGGGATGGGCAAATAGTTGGCGCTGTGATCTTTGACACTTTTGGACCTTCGGATTGCCTGATCCATGTCGTTACTGACGGAAAGAGGCGCTGGTTCAGTCGCGAGCTTGCAACGCGCGTGTGTGCCTTCACATTCATTCAGTGCAAATTCAGGCGCATCACGGCGATGATTTCGGCCGACAATGAGGCATCGTTGCGCTTCCTGGAGGGGTTTGGGGGCTGGGTGCAAGAAGGTGTGCTTCGCCAGGGTGGAACGAACGGCGAGGATCTAATCCTGTTCGGCATGCTTCGTCGTGACTGTCGCTGGTTGCCACTGGCATTTTGACGTCGGGCGAGATATAAAAATCCATCACTGCGCATGAAGTGCAGTTCCTCACTTTAGGAACGCACCATGGGAAAAGGCAGTTCATCCGCTCCTAGTCCAGATCCACAGATCGGCAAAGCCGCGCTCGCGCAGGCGCAAACCGGTCAGGATTGGCTTAACTTCGCGCGAGAGTCCTTTGCGGTCTCGACGGAGAGGCAGAAGGATCTTGATGCCATCACCAAGAAGGTGACGGATCAGCAGCTGGGGGTGGCGACCGAGCAGGCCGCCAATGCCCGGAAAGATCGAGAGCGATACGATACGGTCTACAAGCCGGTTGAAGATCAGTTCATCAAAGAAGCGACGAACTACGACAGCCCCGAAAAGCAGGCGGAAGCAGCGGCCACGGCCAAAGCCGATGTCGCGTCGGCGAGCGCCGATGCCAGGGCGCAAGCGGATCGCAATGCCGCATCGATGGGATTGAGCCCAACGTCGGGCCGATACGCCGGCATCGACAGGGCTGGCGAGCTGGGGACCGCATTGGCTTCATCAGCTGCCCAGAATGGGGCGCGCCAATCGGTTCGCGATAAGGGCCTCGCGCTGAAAGCCGATGTTGCCAATCTCGGCCGCGGATTGCCTGCGCAGTCTGCGCAGGCCGCAGCGTTGGGACTCACCGCTGGATCAAGTGCGGTGGGATTGACCGGCCAGGCCAACGCTCAACAGATGGCGGCTGGTAACGTCATGAATTCTGGTTTTCAAGGCCAGATGGCGGGATACGGAGGTCAGGCCAACGCCCTCAACGCGCAATATGGTACTCAAGTCGAGGCTTGGAAAGCGCAACAGGCGGCCAATGCGGCCAGCGCCGGTGGTTTCGGTACGTTCCTTGGTGGCATCACCGGTCTGATCATGAAGTCGGATGAAAATGCGAAAGAGGACAAGTCGCCAGTCGATGATGGAGCTGGACTTGACGCAGTAAATGCGATGCCTATCGAGGAGTGGTCATACAAGCCGGGCGAGGGCGATAAAGGTCGCCATATCGGCACTTATGCTCAGGATTTTGCGAAGGCAACGGGCAAGGGTGATGGAAAGACTATCAACGCTGTTGATGCGATCGGCGTCACAATGGCAGCCGTGCAGGATCTCAGTAAGAAGATCGACAAGGTCGCCAACGCCGTTGGTCTAGGCCAGAAGAAAGCGGCCCAGATTGTGCCGCGTCGTCAGATGTCCGTGGGATTGGGAGCAGCAGCATAATGAGCAGCTTGGGAATCGGCCTTGGGTCATTTATGGGCGGCTTTGAAAAGGGTTACGGGCTCGGTAGGGAGATTGAAGATCGGAAGCGCACAGACAAACTCCGCGACGAGGCGGACGCCAGCCGAGCAAAGCTGAAAAATATCGAGACCGATACGAAGGCTCAGTTCGACAAGGGTGTTTCCTCTGGTGCATTCAAACCAGAGCAATATGACGACTTCTGGCTCAAGTACGCATTGCCAAAACGCAAAATGGCATTGCTTGAGCAGGGCGACGTTGAAGGTGCGAAGGCGTTGATGGATTGGGGTCGCAGCGAGGATGCGCTGAAGGGCGGACGCTTGTTCGCCAGCTCGCTCTTCAAAGCACAGACGGGTGATGTTGAAGGCTCATTCGGTGACGCCATCAAGGCCGGTCAGTTGAAGGGATACATCGACCATGGGTATACCCTCGATGGCAAGGACGATCTCCAGCAAGACGGTAAAACGATCGGCTTCCGGGTGCGCTTGAAAGACCCCGACGGAAACATCACCAGCCAGGACATTCCAGTCGGGCAATTGGGTACGGCAATTTCTACGTTGCTCAGCCCTGACGCCGCTATTGCCCAGAACGCCGCGGCAAGGGCCGCTGCCACCAAACGCAGTCAGGATCTGGAAGACTATACCACCAAGAAGAAGATCGACCAGAAATACTCCCCCGACCGAAAGGACGTGCATGCCGAAGCGTATAGCAAGGCACACGACGAACTGTTGAAAAACGACCTCGATTTCGCGGGGCTCTCACCGGAAGAACAGGACAAGAAAGTCCGCGCCACGCTGGGGAAGGCCGATGCTTATTCGCAGTCGAAGTCAGACCGCGCGCCCGGTCTTGGTAGATCGAACCGCCCCGCGCCGCCGCAAAAGATACTGGTGGACCAGCAAACAGGGCGTCCAGTCCAAGCACCTCAGCAAGCTGCACCCGTACAGCAGGTGCCGCAAGAAGCGGCACCAGCTCAGCAGCCCGTCGGCCTTGGTCAATCGCCTGCGCAGCAACCAGCTGCGACGGTTGCACCGTCACAGGGCCAGCCAGTGGAGCAACAGCAAGCGCCACAACAGGCCGGGCCCGCACCGCAACGCGCGCCCAGCGATCCCGTACTGATCCGACAGCAGATGATCGCGGATGCAGCCGACCGAATGGCACAGGGCGGCAATCCGAACGCAATCGCTCAGGCGCTTATCAATGCTGGGATCAGTCAAGATCAGTGGCCGCCGGCTATTCAGAATGCCGTTCAGCGCTCGCAAGCACAGCCTGGCCCCGGCTTGCCGCAGTGATCAGGGTTTGCTGGCGCTTGATTTTCGCCAAAAGAAAACGGCGCCAGCAGCAGCAACAATCGCCAGGGCGCCGAGCGATGCCATAGCGGCGCCGATCGCTCCAAGCCCGCAGACGACGGCGATGCTCAGATAGAAGTTCTCAGGATTTTCTTTGAGCTGGTTGAACGGTTCCATTTGAGCCCCCTTGTGTCGCTGACCTTATCCAGAGCGTTGCAACGCATCAACCGAATATTACCGCCGGTACCCTCTCGCGCGAGCAGGCGAGTGCATCTATAGTCGCCAAATCAAGGCGCATGACGTGCCAATTCTCCTTATGTGGAATCACGTCATGGCCGTTATCAAGATTGATGAAAACTACAAACCAGAAGATCCGCTTGGCCTGCTTAAGGGTGGAACTGGTTTCGGTCAGCAGCCCGCGACAACACAGCAGACACCGCAGCAAGCCAGACAGGCACCAGCGCCAACTTCGACCAACCTTGACCCTCGCGACTACAATGACGTCGTAAACACCGTCATTGCTGAAGCCGGCGGTGAAGGCCCCGACGGCATGGCGGCCGTAGCGTCGGTCATCAAAAATCGCTCGGCCAGGCGCTATCAGGGGATCGGAGACGTCGTTCGCGCTCCCAAGCAGTTCGAGGGATATGAAAACCCCGGCGAAGGCTCCAGACGCGCCCAGCAAGACCCCAAGGTCCGCAGCGAAGCCGAACGGATCGTCAATGGCGTTCTGGATGGGTCATTGCCAGACCCAACGGGCGGCGCTGATCATTTCAAGAACGATACTGTAGACCCGGATTGGTCACGCAAGATGCCCGCCGTAGCGCGGATCGGTGGCCAGACCTTCTACAATTCCGGCGCAGGTTCCGGAGAGCCGACAAAAGCTCCAGCTGCACAGGCAATCGAGCACGTGCTTGGGCTCAATCAGCCATCGGCAAACGAAGTGAAGGAACCCGATACCCGTCGCGGCTTGGCGCGGCTGGTGCCTGAAGAACCGGCACCCAAATATGAAGGCGCAGGCGGCGCTCTGCGTTTCAACCACCCTGAACAAAACAAACTCAATCCTGCCTTTGACGCCATCTTGCGCGAAACGTCGAAGGCCATGGGCATGGATTTCACGATCACATCGGGCTTTCGTTCCGCACAGCACCCGGTTGAGGCGGCAAAAGCATCGCCCGGCGAACACTCGAAAGGCGAAGCCTCAGATATCGATTTGCGCGGCATGAATGATCAACAGCGCATGCAACTGGTTCAGGATCTGCGCGCACGCGGCGTGAAGCGGTTCGGCACATATTCCGATTCCCCAAACATGTTGCATGTCGACATGAAGGATCAGACGGGCAGTGGCAAAGAATGGTTCATGCATGATCGCACGGCGCGTCGCATGGGAAGTGCACCAGAATGGTTCCGGCAGGCCGCTGAAGGCAAGGCTCCATCCCCGGCTGGCAAATCGTCCGGGCAAGCCATCGAAGTCGGTGCGGACTTCGCGCCCTCAGATCCGCTTGGCATCCTAGCCGGGCAACAGAACCCGTTCGGGTTGGCTCAGCCACAACCCAAGACAGAAACCGAAGCCACACCTGTCGCGACACAAGCCGAAGCTGTCAATCCGGAGGCGCAGCAGCTCGTGGCAAAGGAGCCTGGGCGCTACAAGGAAATGACGCAGGAGGAGTACGATTCCTTCAAGGCGGATTTCGATAAGAAACAGCCATGGCTCATTACCGACATGGCAAACATGTTCGTGGGCGGCACGTTCAAGGGGATTGGGCAGACCATTCGCGGCGCTGGTGCTCTGGCGAACTCCCTCGCCTCCCCGACAATCACGGATATCATCAATCCGATCTTTGGTACCGACTACAAGCCGAGCAATCCGCTAACGATGCCAGCGGACTGGATGAAGAAATTCGGCCAGGACATTCAGGAAAATCCTGTCGGTGTTTCGGCGGCGACCAGAGAGGCTATTGCCGATTCAAACCCTGACGGCGATATCTTGAAACCGTCGACATGGACGCTTGGCAAGAAGCCCAGCCTGCGGGGCTATACGGCGCTCGGCCTCGACGTGTTCGGTTCAATGGCTCCAGTCGTCGCTGGCGTCGTGGCGAGTGGTGGCGGTGCAACCACTGGTATGGCTGTTGGCGGTCTACAGGGCGGTGGCGCAGCTGAAGAAACGGCGCGAGACGTCATCGACGAGATGGCGCGCCAGCCCGGCATGCTGGAAAAGGAGTCGGCATATTTCCGCGAGCAGATCGCCGCCGGAAAAACTCGTGACGAAGCCGTTGCGGCAACAAAGGAAGCCGCTGGTCAGTCTGCTTTCATCTGGGACTTGCCGGTTTCGGCACTTGGTGGCGCGGCCACGGCCAAGCTTATCCACCCGGCGTCGCACGTTTTCGAAGGCGGACGTTTGGCAACCCGTGTCGCTGGTCGGACTGCAGCATCCGCATTGGAGGAAGGGGCGCAGGAAGTCGGTGAAACCATTGCCACCCGCCATGGCGTCAATCAAGGCGTTGGCACAGATCTCAATCTGACAGATGGCACGTTCTCTGACTTCCTTCTTGGAGCCATTGGTGGCGGTATTCCAGGCGCTGGTGGTGGATTGATGAGCAAGCGGGCTGAAAGCCACGCACGCGACGAAACCGCCCCGGCGCCGGGCGACGAACAAGATGCCCCCCAGCCTGCCAGCCCAGACGCGCCTGTTGCCCCGCCAAAAGGTCCGCTGGCGCGCGCCGCGGAGTACGGCCGTCAGCAGAATGTCCAGAAATTCACGATCAATGATGGCCCAATTGCGGGTATGGGGCCCGGACCGCTCGACGGTCAGACGGTAAGCCTTGCTCCGGATCAGAGCGGCGTGTCGACGAATATGCGGCGCGTTGTGCTTCCGGACGGGCAGATAACTGTTGTCGGCAACAATCTGCTCACAGCGCACAGCCCCCGCCCACTCGCTGCCAAGAATGCAGCTCCAGATGGTGCGCCACGTCCGGGCGCAACGGTTCGCGTTGATGCTCCCGGTATCGAACCATTCATGGGGCGCATTGAGGGCTATGCCGACGGCGAAGCCACAATTATCGATTCCGGCACCGGCGAGGTTATGCAGATCCCGGTTGGTAGCCTGACAGAAATAGCCAAGGCACCCGACGAACTCGCCGCCGGAACGCCGAATGAACGTCCGATCATCACGCTAGGGATGCGCGGCCAGCTTGAAGACATGGGATATTCGCCCGAAGCGGTTCGGAAAATGACACCCGAGCAGGCGGATGACATTCTAAAGAATGACAAGGCCGCAGTGACCGAGCAGACAATGCCGGCCGCCGAACCCGTTGGCAGCGAGCACAAGTCTGAACTCCCACCGGAATCGGACCAGATCAAGGCTGCATCACGCCCGCAGGGACCGCCGATGGCAGGCGAGCGCGTCATCATCCAGGCGCCGGGGGTCGAGCGGTTTAGCGGACGCATAGAGCGATACGAGGATGGTGCGAATGGTCCCGAAGCCGTCGTCACCAGCGAAGCTGGCACAGAGATGCAGGTGCCACTCGACAATCTCTATGTCACCAAAGTCACGCCCAAGCAGGCCGAACAGGCCGAACTGAAAGCAAACCCGCCGCTCGAGCGCGAGCCGATAGCCTCAGCGCCGGAGAACCGCACCGTTGGCGGCAAGCAGGTGATAATGCCCAACGCGCTGCATGCGCAGCTGTTCGACCTTGGCAAGGAGCGACTGACATCCAAGCGGCTTCTCGGCACATCGATGTTGGATATCGACAAAGCTTTTGCACCGAAGCAGGGCGAGCTGGCCGACAAGCTCGGGGTAACTCCTGAAAGCCTTGGCAAGCTCGCTGATGATTATCGCTACCGAGTCGAACGCGCTGCAAAGGAAGCTCGTTCCGAGTTGCCGATCAGCATGCACGAGTTGAACGCCGAGCGCTTGAAAAACGCCCGTGCCGAACGTGCCGCGTCCGATCCACTACCAATTGACCCGGCAGTCGAGGCCAAGCGCGAAGTGGCGAATTGGTGGGATGGCGAACTGAACGACGAACAGCGCAAGGACATTCTTGCAAAGGCAGGCGTGAAGCGGTCCGAAAAGTTCCTCTGGAAAAACCACAAGCCCAACATTCAGGCGAGGCTGGTCAAATTCCGTGAAAGTCCGGCAGCGCCGGTTGACCTTGCCGCGCGCGAGGCGGCCACATCGCCGCACAACAGGCTTCCGGAACCGACACAGGCACAGAAGGAGGCCGGAAACTATGCCAAGGGGCACGTGCGTCTTGGCGGCATGGACATTTCGATTGAAAACCCCGCCGGATCGACCCGCAAGGGCAGCGATGCCAAGGGCAAGGCTTGGATGACCACCATGAAGAGCCATTATGGCTACTTCAAGGGCACCATTGGCCGCGATAAAGATCACATCGACACTTTCATCAAGCCAGGCACGGCCGCCCTCACAGACGCCTCGCCAATCTTTGTCGTCGATCAGAAGAACGCGAGTGGCGCGTTCGACGAACACAAGGTCATGACCGGCTACGGCAACGAAGTCGAAGCCCGTGTTGCCTACAATGAGAACTATTCCAAAGGCTGGAAGGGGATGGGCGATGTCACCGCGACAACGCTCGGAGAATTCAAGTGCTGGTTGAGCGAGGGTGACACCACAAAGCCATTTGCGAAGCAGTCCCAAGAGACAGCTACTGACACGCCAAAGGTGGGAACACCTGAGTACCGTGCCGCGCTCGATGACGATATCGAGCAAGCCAAAGCAGCTGCCAAGAACTTCAATTCTGGTGATGAGGTGGAAACTACCGGTGAGGGTCGCACTTTGCGCGGTACGATCGCTGGTAAAGCAGATTCCATAGGAAGCTTCACGGTCAAAAAAGACAACGGCAGCACGTTCTACGCGCGTGCCTCAATGTTGCGTAAGGTTGCCACCGAGATAACTTCTGAAAGCGATTTCGTGGGCAATCCGCTTCCAGAACGGGGAGTGGCACCCGCCACTCGCGGCAGCGATGGTAAAATCTACGTTGGTAGACCAGGAGGGGTACATTTCGAGATCGAGCGGCCGGACGGCGTTGAATGGAGCGATATCGGTTTTGTAACGCCGTCCGGTGAGTTTCTTGATCGAAAGCAGGCGTTCGACTGGGTTGAGAAAAATGAAAAGCCGGTAACGCCTTCTGACAACATGGGCCGATCGCTTGACGCGCTCGACTACCGTGAGCAGGTGCCGGAGCGCTCGCGAAAATCCGCAAATACCGATCCAGTTGGCCGTGACGGCGATACAGTCGACCAGGCGTCGCCAGCGCCCGCCGAGTGGGGCGCATCCAACAAGCTGGTTTCCCGCGATCGCGCAGACGAAATTCGAAAGAAGTTGCGCGAGAAACTGACCGGACAAATCTCGTCGGGCATTGATCCAGAGATTTTGGCACTTGGTACAGAACTTGCCGCGTTCCACATCGAAGCGGGCGCGCGCCGCTTTGCGGATTTTGCGCGTGCCGTCGCAGCCGACATGGGTGTTTCGGTAGAAAAAGTTCGACCATTTCTTCGTGCATGGTATAACGGTGCACGGGATTTGATGGAGGACTCCGGCGTCGATATTGCCGGAACCGACAATGCTGACGCTGTTAGGACCGCGCTCGCCGCGCTGAAGGATGAGGAACCGGCAAATGGCCGATCTGCAAAACTGGATCAACGACGCCCGTCAGCACTGGAAGGAATTCCTGCCGAAACGGTACAGCGAGCTGAAGAAGGCGGGAGTGCTCGAAAAGGCACTGAACGACGCAGCGAACCAGACCTATTTGGAAACGAACCAGTTGGAAGAGAACGGATTCCAGCCGGACGAGGCATGGCAGATGGTTCGCGAGAACTATCTGATGTTGCCGGCGGAAGACCAGCACCAGACGACAGCGGAAAACCAGTCGCTAAGCCATCAGATGAGGCAAGCAGTTCGGAACGGCCAACGCGAGATGCCAATCGAGTAACATCGAAGGCGGACGCTTCACAGTCTGTCGCGGTACCGGCCGCCGATCGCCAGATCGACTACACGCTTTCCGAAGCTGACGAACTCGGCCAGGGCGGGGCCAAGACCAAATTCCGAAACAACGTCGCGGCAATCAAACTCTTGCGGGAGCTTGCCGACGCAAACCGACCAGCGACACGGGACGAACAGTCCGTTCTTGCAAAGTGGGTTGGTTGGGGCGGCCTGCGCGCTGCATTTCCAAGAGAAGATGGCTCGGTAAACAAGGGCTGGGAAAAGGAAGCTTCCACACTCCAGGAACTGCTCACGCCGGAAGAACTTCGCGCCGCGGAATCGTCGACGCGCAACGCTCATTACACGTCGCCTGAAGTGGTCGACGCCATGTGGCGCATCGCGCAGCGTCTTGGTTTCCAAGGCGGCCAGGTGCTTGAACCGTCGGTCGGTGCTGGCAACTTCCTTGGTTTGATGCCTGGCGCGCTGCGCGAGGGTTCAAACATCACCGGGGTGGAGCTCGATCACATCACCGGTGGTATCGCGAAGAACCTCTATCCGGCCGCCAACATCCAGGCACCTGTCGGTTTTCAGGAGTTTGCTGTCCCAGATCAGCACTTTGACCTTGCGATCGGCAATCCGCCATTTGGTAGTGAACGCCTCTATGACAAGCAGCGCCGCGCCCTCAACAAGTTCAGCATCCATAATTTCTTCTTTGCCAAGAGCATCGATGGCCTGAAGCCACACGGTGTGCTCGCGATGGTCGTAACCAATGCGTTCCTTGACGCGGCCGACGGCAAGGCGCGCCAATATATTTCTGACCGTGCGGATCTGCTTGGCGCAATCCGATTGCCCAACAATGCATTCCAGAAGAATGCCGGAACTGAAGTGACAACTGACGTTGTTCTGTTTCAGAGGCGCGAGCCAGATGCCGCACCAAAGGATACATCTTGGACCGAGATTGGCTCGGTAAAGGACAAGGAGGGCCGCTCTGTCCCGCTAAATTCATACTTCGTCGCGAATCCGCAGATGATGCTCGGTGATTTTGGGGCATATGGCTCGATGTATCGTGCAGACGAGCCGGCGCTGGTTGCCCGGCCAGGCGAAGTGTTGAGCGAAGAACTCAACAAGGCGATATCGGCAATGCCTGAGAATGTCATGAAGGCACCGGGCACTGCTGTCGTTTCCGAAGTTATCACGGTGCCGGACACCGTCGAGGAAGCTCAACAGGGATCAATGTTCCTCTCGCCAGATGGAACAATCCACCTCCGCACGGCGGATTCGCTGGGCCAAGCACAGTCTACGGCTGTTGATCTCGGAAACGAAAAGGCAAAGGAACGCGTCAGCGGCATGATCCGTATACGTGATGCTTTCGCCCGATTGCGCCGCGCTCAAATCGATGCAGCAAGCACAGATGCGAAGCTGGACAATCTGCGTAAGCGTCTCAACGATTTCTACGACGCCTTCGCAAAGAAACACGGACCCATCAATTCCGACGCCAACAAGCGTCTGTTCCGCGACGATCCGACGTGGCCGCAGATATCTGCGCTCGAAGATGGTTTCGACAGAGGGATCAGCGCGGCTATCGCCAAAACGACCGGTGAGACCCCCCGCGCGCCGTCGGCACGCAAAGCGCCGATCTTCACCAAGCGCACGCAAGAGCCATACAGCCCACCAACGAAGGTAACGTCGGCCAAGGACGCATTGGCAACCGTGCTCGCGGATCGTGGGCGCGTGGATCTCGACGCCATGTCCAGGCTCTACGGAAAGCCTGCCGACGAGGTTGTGAAAGAGTTGGGCGCGCTGGTCTACAAGACACCCTCGGGTGCCTTTGAGACGGCTGATGGCTATCTGTCTGGCAACGTCAAACAGAAGCTTGCAGAAGCCCAACGTGCCGCAGAAACTGATCCAGATTTCCGCCGGAATATTGCAGCGCTGCGCGATGTTATTCCGGCCGATATCGAGCCAGTTGATATCGACGTAAAGCCCGGCGCGCCATGGTTGCCGGCGAACCACGTAGCCGACTTTATTGACCACGTCATGGATACAAAGGGTTCGCGCGCATTCTACTCGAGCGCAAACGCGAAGTGGGCCATCGATGGCGGTCGGCCGACGGAGGCCGCGGCCGCGCTGTGGGGCACCGCGCGCACCAACGTCCAAACAATCCTCGACGCCGCCGTAAATGGACAGTCCATCACTGTCCGTGACCAACACAGGGACGGAACGTCGACAGTCAACCAGGCTGCAACAGATGCAGCGAACGAAAAGCTCGAGCGCGTGAAGGCCGAGTGGAAGAAATGGCTTTGGCAGGACGATTCTCGGCGCGAGCAGCTGGGCCGGTTATACAATGATACGTTCAACACCGATGTCCTTCGGGTGTTCGACGGCTCGCATCTCTCGTTTCCGGGCAAGGTCGGCGACGACATTGTCACCTTGCGCCCGAACCAGAAGAACTTTGTCTGGCGGACGCTGCAGTCCGGCACGTCGCTTGCCGATCACGTTGTGGGCGCTGGCAAGACGTTCGCGCTAATCGCTTCCGTTATGGAAAAGCGGCGCATCGGCCAGGCCAAGAAGCCGCTGCTGACTGTTCCCAATCATCTTGTCGGGCAGTGGGCGTCGGATTTCATTAAACTCTACCCAGGCGCGAAGGTGCTTGCCGCCACGAAGAAGGACTTCGAGGCCGAGAACCGCAAGCGGCTCTTTGCGCGAATTGCAACCGGTGATTGGGACGCGGTGATTGTCGCTCATTCATCGTTCGGCAAGATCGGGGTAACACCCGAATTCGAAGCCAAATTCATACGCGAGCAAATCGCCGATATCGAAGCGTCGATCAAAGCGCTGCGCGCCGCTACCGGCGAGAAGTCCCGCAACGTGGCACAGCTTTCCAAATGGCGCGACAATATGGAAGCCAAGCTTCAGCGTTTGTTGGACGCAGGCCGCAAGGACGGTGGGCTGTATTTTGACGAGCTGGGCGTCGACGCCTTGTATGTTGATGAATTCCACGAATTCAAGAACCTCGCGTTCAGTACGTCGATGCAGCGTGTTGCTGGTCTGGGAAATGCGGCCGGAAGCCAGAAGGCCGCCGACATGTACATGAAAATGTCGATGGTGTTGGAGCGCACCGGCGACAAGAACGTGGTGACAGCCACTGGCACGCCGCTCTCCAACACAATGGCCGAGATGTACACGCTCCAGCGGTACCTGGACAACAAGGCGCTGAAGGCGCTCGGCGTCTCGCATTTCGACGCCTGGGCACGTTTATTCGGTGACGTCGTGACGGATTGGGAACTCTCCCCCTCCGGGATGTACAAGCTCAACACACGCTTCGCCAAATTCGTAAACATGCCGGAGCTGATGCAGCGTTACCTGAGTTTTGCTGACGTCATCACCAATGATGATATCAAAGCCCAGCTCGCTTCGATCGGCAAAAAGTTCCCGCTCCCAAAGGTCAAGGGCGGAAAGCCTCAGAACGTCGTGGTTGAACGCTCTGCGGAGCAAGCGCGTTTCATTGGCGAAGGCACTACTGACGACAACGGTGTGCTGTCGTTCCCTGCGGGATCGCTGGTTTATCGCGCCGAGAATCTGCCGAAGAAAGCGGAAAAGGGCCGCGACAACATGCTGAAGGTGATGTCCGACGCCCGCAAGGCCGCCCTGGACATGCGCCTGATCAATCCGGCGTATCCGGATACTCCCGGTTCTAAGGTCCATATCGCTGCTGACAATATCCTCCGCGTTCACGGCCAGTGGGCAGAGAAGAAGGGCACACAGCTAGTGTTCATCGATCTCTCCACTCCGAAAAAGGCGAAGGCAAGAGAAGAGGCGGCAATCCGCGAATTGGTCCGGAAGGCCGACGCGGGCGACGAGGCCGCGCAGACCAAGCTCGACAATATGTCGCCGGACGAATTCATGGCACTCGACGGCAAATTCAGTGTCTATGACGATCTGAAAGAGAAACTGATCCAGCGGGGCATTCCCGAATCCGAAATCGCCTTCATTCATGATGCGAACACGGACCTTCAGAAGGAAGAGCTGTTCGGCAAGGTTCGTTCTGGTCGCGTTCGCATTTTGTTTGGCTCTACGCCGAAGATGGGTGCCGGCACAAACGTCCAAAACCTACTCGTGGCCCTGCACCATCTCGATGCACCGTGGCGGCCTTCGGATCTCGAACAACGCGACGGCCGGGGCATCCGCCAGGGCAACGAGCTTTACAACGAAGATCCCGATGGGTTTGAGATCGAGATACTGCGATACGCAACCAAGAACACGCTCGACGCGCGTCAATGGCAGACAATCGAGGTCAAGGCACGGTTCATCCAGCAGATGCGCAAGGGTGGCATCAAGACGCGCGAGATAGAAGATATCTCAGGTGAAGCTGCCAATTCAGCGGAGATGAAGGCCGCTGCGTCCGGCAATCCACTTATTCTTGAAGAAATGGACCTTCGCCAGAAGGTGCGCCGTCTCGAGAGCCAAGCTGCAGAGCATGATCGGGAACAGCACCGCATCGTGCGGCGCGCGCGGGAAATGACTGAAGAGAAACAACGCCTGACCAAGCGCCTTGCAGCGGCACAGGGCGACGCCGACACAGCACTTGAAGCTGCAAAGTTGCCATTCTCGGCGGTGGTTTCGGGCGAGACGTTTGAGAAACCAAAAGACTTCGGCGCCGCGCTGGTCGCCGCCGGCCGCGCAATGCTCAAGGACAACACAGATGAGGTCCAGCTGGGCAAGTATGCGGGGTTCGATCTGTCGCTGGTCCACGATCACACGACGGCGCTGACAATCAACGTCGATGGAAAGGAAACTCACGAAGTGCCGATCCAAGATGTGGAGTCGGCTGACCCGCTCGGCGTAGCAATGAGGGTGATCAACACCGTCCGCAAACTGCCCGATGCACCGTTGGTGATGGAAGAGCGTATATCTGAGATCGACAAGCAGATTCCGCAGTTGGAAAAGCAGCTGGGGCCATGGCAAAACGCAGAGCAGCTCGATGAGACTGCGAAGCGCCACCGCGAAGTTTTGGACGCTCTTAAGCCGAAACCAAAGCCCGCCGCATCCCCTGCCCCAGAAGCAAAGAACTCCGTTGCTCCGGAAGGTCCACGCGAACACGGGATACCCGCCAGAACACCATTCCTTTCCTCGCATTCGGATGTCTCCAAACTTCAGTCGCATCCGGATTACGAAATGGCCAAGGCCGGCGACAAAGCCGCCGCGGTTAAGGTCGTTCAAGATGTGGTAACGCCGAATTCAATCGAGCAAGCCCGCGCGCATTTCGGTTCCGACGTGATCTACGCTCCTGTCATCGCAATGGAGGCTTCTGGAAAGAACGCGCTCCCCGCCATGGCGGCCGCACTTTATGCTCAGAGTACCGGAGCCCAGGTGTCGAAGGAGATATCGCAGGTCAATCGTGCGTACCATACCGGCGCGAAACCGATGGAGCGACTTGCTGTCCGGGCACGCTTCGGTGGGCCAGTGGTCAAAGGCGCCCGATATGTTATAGTCGACGATGTCACCGTTATGGGGTCCACCATTGCAGAGATGGCGAACCATATCAGCCAGAACGGTGGCGAGGTTGCAGGCGTCGTCACACTTGTAAATGCTTCAAGACTTGATAAAACAGCGCCAACCAACGTTCAAATCCGCGAGATTGAAAGGAGATTTGGTGATGTCATCCAAAATGAACTCGGCCTCACGCCTTCCAGTCTCACAGCCTCAGAAGCAGGATACATCCTCAACTTCAGAGATGCTGACGCCCTCCGAGCTCGCATCATTGCGTCAAGAGGCGAACGAGCAGATCGACTACGGGCTAAAGGCATTCGCCCATCTCAGGCCGACGAAGGCAAAGAAGGCGGCTTAACGCCCGAAACCCTGCGCGCCGAACTTGAGAACGGCGCTGCATCCTCCCTCATTGGAAAACTGGTCGACCAGGGCAAACTCGTCATCGGCACAGCCACGAAAAACGGTGGCGTCGCTGGTGTCCAGGCGTGGACGAACACCGATGGTACGATCACACTTATCTCGGATCGCATAGCGCCGGGGCAAGCGCAGGCCGTGCTGCTCCACGAAGCGTTCCCC